CCCCCGCCGCGGGCGTCGCGTGCGGCAATGCGTCTGAGTCGCGTCGTCTCACGCTCTGTCTCACCCAGCATCGTGGCGATCTCCGCGTCGCTGTACCCGAGGGCGTTCGCGGCGACCCGCACGTCGACGCCGGCGAACCGCTCTAGGTCCTCGACCTTGCCAGCGACGTCCGGCGCGTGGTGGCGGTCGTCGATCGGTAGCTCGGCGATCCCGCGCTTCTTGATGCGCTGCGCAGACCTGCCGCACACGCGCGTGATCGACAGGTAGAGGAACGTGATGAGGCTCGCGCCCCTGTCAGGGTCGTACCTGTCCTTGACCCTCAGCACCTCGGCCCAGCAGTCCTGGGCCATGTCGTCTCCGACCTGGTCCTTCCTCAGCGACCACCGCCTGCAGGTGATCGCCACCATCGCCTTGACCAGCGAGTCGATCCTGGCCACGTCCTCGTCTGTGAGGTCCAGCATGCGTTCGTCAACCCCGTTCTCCCTCCCTCGTTTGCGTTATGCTCACACTACGATAGCACATCCCTGACATCTTCGCACTCTCTGACCCATAGGAAGTGATGGTGCGACCATGCTGCGAGGCGCTGAGGCCTTTCGCCAGGCGGGCCTGAGGGCTCTCGCTGCATCATACGTCATCCCCCTTACCCCATATGAGGCAAATCTATACCCCATAAGGGGTATGTTACGTATAGAGTGCGTAAGGAGGATGTAGCAGGATGCTGCATGCTGCGACGGAGTCCCAGCCGTGCTAGGATGCCCCCGTGAGCGATGAGAAGGACTACATGACCGTCCCGGTCGACGAGCTCAACCCGTCGCGCACGGCCGACGCGCTCTGGGAGAAGCTGTCCGAGACCAACAAGCCCGACCACCCTCAGACGGTGGGCAAGTTCGGGCGACTGTGCCACTTCGGCCGCAACGACGCGACCGGCAAGCTCGAGCTTCACGAGCACGACGCGGACACCATGCGGGACCGGCTCTCGAAGAGGCTCGTGCCGATCAAGGCGCAGGCCCTCGGCCCGAACTGGGTGTTCCCCGACGAGGTGAAGATCGCGCGCTTCCCGAAGGACGCGATCATGGCGCTGATCAAGCGACCCCTCAGCACCCTCGACGAGATCGCGCACGTCCCCCGGATCGACAGGATCGTTGACGTCCCGGTCTTCGCCGCGGACGGTACGCTCGTCGACCGGCCCGGTCAGAACGAGACGGCCCGCGTCTACTACGACGGCCCAGCCATACAGGGGCTCGCCGAGGACTGGGACGACGACGAGGTGCGTCGCGACGACGTGCGCGTCGCCCGCGACCTGATCATGCGGGACCTGCTGGGTGACTTCCCGTTCGCCGACGAGGCGAGCCGCGCGCACGCTATGTCGATGGTCCTGGAGCAGTTCGCCAGGGCGCTGATCGACGGGCCGACCCCGGCGTACGTCGTGATCGCGGCCGAGCAGGGCACGGGCAAGTCCCTGCTGACGCAGGCGTGCCTCCTCCCGTCCTGCGGGAGGATCGACACCACCCCCGAGCCCGACCCGTCCCCGCAGGACTTCCAGAAGCGGCTGCTGTCCGAGCTGATCCGCGGCCCGCAGGCGATCGTCTTCGACAACGTCACCCGCGAGCTCGAGAACTCGACCCTCGCCGCCATGATCACGTCCGGCACGTACTCCGACCGCGTGCTCGGCAAGTCCCAGATCCTCAGCTTCCCGGTGCGGCACACCACCGTGTTCACGATGAACAACCCGAACATCGGCCGGGACATGCGGCGGCGCGTCGTCCCGATCTACCTCAACGCCGGCGTGGAGAAGCCGTGGGAGCGCGGCGGACCGTGGCGGCACGCCGACCTGCTCGGGTGGGCCGCGTCCGCGCGCACCGACCTGGTCAGGGCCGCGGTGCTGCTGGTGAAGCACTACCTTGACGGGCACGTGGACTTCGACCACGAGGGCGAGAGGTACACCCGCCGCGTCTCGACCCCCCGGATGATGGGCAGCTTCGAGAGGTGGTCCCACGTCATGGGCGGCATGGTGTCCGCCGCCGGCGTCTCCGGGTTCGGCGAGAACATGAACAAGCTGTATGAGGAGCAGTCCGAGGACGACTCGGACGAGGGCCAGTTCCTGGCGGAGTGGCCCGACGGCCTCCGGATGACGGCCGCGCAGGTGGTCCAGTACGCGACCGTGGGGTTCGACGGACGCCTGCCGGTCAACCCGCCGTCGTGTCTGAGGGACCGCGGGGGACGCGTGAACGCGCAGTCCGTGGCCTACGGGCTCCGGCAGCTGAAGGGCCGCGTCCGGGGCGGGAGGGTGCTCTCCAACGACAGGGGCGCCAGGCCGACCGAGTGGTTCGTGGAGCAGGCGTGAGGTACGTCACCCTCGAGTCCGCCAAGGCCCGCGCGCCGCTCGACTCGCTCTGCCTACACCTGGGGATCGAGCTCGGGTGGGACGACAGGGCGGTGTGCCCGTTCCACGAGGACCACGACCCGTCTTTCTATCTGTGGTACGGAAGTGAGGGGGAGCAGAGGTGGTGGTGTATGCCATGTGGTTTTGGTGGCGACCAGGTGGACCTGCTGCGTCGGATGAGGGGGATCGGTCTGTCCGAGGCGATCGTCGAACTGGATCTCATCGCCGACGAACTCCCCGCGCACGTCCGGAGGCAGCGTCGTGCCCCCCGCGATCCGGAGAACGATATGAGGAATCTTCACGCCGAGGTCCAGTCCGCGATGGACAGGGCGATGGAGCCCGAGATGAGCGGCTACCTGTCGGTGGCCTCGGCGTTCGTGGAGTCGGACGACCCGCTCGCCCCCGCGTGGGATGCGTTCCTGCGCGGTCTGGGCTGGGGCGTCGACGACCTCGGCCGGGTGGTGGTTCCTCACTGGGACCCGGGCGGAGTGCTGACCGGTGCGAAGCTCAGATCGCTCGACGGTTCGAAGAAGGCGATCCCCGGGTCGACCTTCAGGCACCTGTACCCGGCCTGGCAGCCACAGCTGCACGACACGGTCGTGCTGACCGAGGGCGAGACCGACGCGGCCTGGGCGATGATCCAGGCGCACAGGGTGGACGTCCGCTCCGTCCCGCGCGGAGCCCCAGGGCTGGCCGACCCGCCGACGTCTGACGACGAGGCCCTGGTGACCAGTCTGCGCGGGTGGCGCCACGTCAAGCTCGCGTTCGACGGCGATACCGCGGGTGAGCTCGCGACTGACAGGTGGACCGCGGCCCTGACCGGCCACCCCCACGTGCGTCAGATCTACGTGCCCGAAGGGCACGACCTGCGCAGCGCGGGCCGATCACTCGACGAGATGCTGTCTTAACACGACAGCGACGAGCGTCCGCCGATCCCGTGCGGGCACAATAAGGGTGTGGCGACCACACCCTTCAGGCAACCCATCGTCCCTCACGACTCGGGCCGGGACGTGCACGCGACCAAGCGTGCGCTCCGGGCCATGGGTCACCGCGGCCTCGGCGCCAGACCTGGCTACGCCGGCCACGGGTGGGAGCTGGCGATCCGGTCCGTCCAGCACCAGCACGGCCTGGACGCGGACGGGATCTACGGCGCCCGGACCCACGCGGTCGTGGCCCCGCACTTCGATTCCTACGCGGTCTGGCTCTACAGGCACGCGGCTGTCCGACACCGGAACCCGTACGTCGACCCCTTCCGCGACGCTGTTGTCGAGGTCGGCCGGGTGGACGCCGGCTGCGACTACCACGGCCGCGGGCCGATCGGCGCCGTCGGCGACGCCGTCGTCTACGGTGCCAACGCTGGCAGTTGGACCGGATGGCCTGGCGGGACCTACATCTTCTACCGGCTGACCGCCGGCAGCCTCGCTGGCAGGTTCGTCTACGTCGCCGAGGGAGTCAACCCCCTGGTCCGGGCTGGGCAGAGGATCTCCGCGGGGCAGCACGTCTGCTCGTTCCGCTGGGACTCGGCCCCTGGCACCTACCCCGGTATCGAGACCGGCTGGGCGTCCAGCGTCGGCAACGTCACCTACGCGGACGCCACCCGCGAGCCCAGCGACCCGGCGCGCGACAACACGTACGCCGGACTGTGCTTCGCCAGGTTCCTACACTCCGTGGGCGCGCCGGCGCCAGCGGTCGGACCAGGGCCGGTGTTCCCCTGATGAGGCCCGACCCCTGGACGAGACCCGGCGCGATGCAGGTCCAGATCGAGTACTATGCGGACAGGGTGATCAGGTTCATGAGGAGGCTGCTCCTGCGATGAGCGTCAAGGCCAGCACGACACACGGACTCGGGGGGTGGAGCTTCGGCTTCTACCACCTGGGCATGGCCGTCCCGAACGACCGGGTGGCGGCCGGCGTCAAGGCGTTCAAGCAGGCGCTGATCGACAACGGGCACGGCGCGGGGATCGACATCACGCTGCCGGTGTTCGGCAGCAACGCGTCCAAGAGGACCAAGGACTTCCAGCGCGCGGTGGCGATCACCGCTGACGGGGTGATCGGCCCGCAGACCTCCCGATACCTGATGAGGCTCTACAGCTTCGCGGAGGAGGCCACCGGCACGATCGAGATCCCCGACCACCTGCTGCAGAAGGTCGGCGGCGAGGAGTCGGACCACGATCCCGTGGCGCAGGGGTACGACGACCCGCAGGACGAGGGGTGGGCGCAGCTTCACATGCCGTACTTTCCCGGTCTCACGGTCCAGCAGGCGTGGCAACCGCCGGTCGCCGTGCAGAAGCTCGGGTCCAAGCTCAAGACCTTCTACGTCGACGATCGCGCCGACTGGGACGGGGCCGTGGCCTCGTGGAACGTCGGCACCGAGACGGCCGTCGAGTGGGTGGACGCGGGCAAGCCCGCCAGCCTCGTCATCAACGGCTTCGACTGGGGGGCGCGCGCCACCGAGTACGTCGGGCTGGTCAAGGCCCAGCCCGCCTGATGCAGACCGGCGCCCTCAGGCGGGAGAGCAACGCAGGTGAGACACCCGTGCCCCTCTCCCACCTGCAGGGTCTCGAGGTCGACGTCGACCTGCGCGCGTCACAGGTCTGGGCCGAGATCGAGCCGGTCGTCAGGACCAACGAGCTGACGCTAGGGGTCCTCGCCGCGGCCCTCCGGGTCGCCTACGCGCAGGGCTACGCCGACTGCCTCGCGGACGAGGGAGTCGAGCTGTACACGGACCACGGTTACCGCGACCCTCGTGGTACAGTGGTCCCTTCACGATGAGAGGAGGCAAGCAGTGTTCAGTGTAGGGATCCTCAAGAAGCTAGGCCTCACGTTCTTCCGCGCGTTCGTCGCGGCGTTCGTGGTCGGGATCGCCGGCATCTACGCGGTGCCGGACCTCAACGCGGCCAAGGCGCTGGTCCTCGCGGCCATCACCGCAGGGATCGCGGCCGGGGTGCACGCGATCGACGACGCGATCAGCGTCCAGCACGCGAAGTCGAAGGTCAAGCCGTAGTGAGCGCAGAGGGGTCTAACCCGCTCGAGGAGCTGGTGCAAGCAGTCCTCGAGCGGGGCGTCACCGTCACCCCGATCGCCCAGTGGAATCACATCGGGCCGGTCGGCTGGCTGGTCCAGGTGTCTCCGGCCGACGAGGCCGAGGGAGAGGTCAACGACGACAGGCCCGAGGGCCGGATAGGGAGGTACTGGTAGTGGCTAGGGCCAGCGGGGTCAGCACGGACGCGAAGAAGTGGGAGGCGACCAACCAGTCGCTCCACGAGAAGACGCTCTACCCCACCATCCGCGTGCGGAGCAACCGCGCGATGGGGTCGGGCACCATCATCTACTGCGGAGACCGCGAGGAGGCGGACGAGGACGGCGAGTTCGGGTACAGCACGTACGCCCTGACGAACCACCACGTCGTCGACAGCGCGATCACCGTCGAGAAGTTCTACGACCCGCAGGCGGGCAAGCACGTCACCCGCGACTACCGCGACTTCGTGCAGGTCGAGGCGTTCGCCTACAAGAACCGGTCGACGATCATCGGACGCACCACGGCCGAGGCGGAGATCGTCGCCTACCTCGCTAAGCGCGACCTCGCCCTGCTGAGGTTCCGCACCAACCAGAGGTTCGACTTCGTGGCCGACGTCCTTCCGGCCGACCAGGCGAAGGACGTCCACATCTTCGACAAGCTGTTCCTGGTCGGCTGCGGGCTCGGGCAGCCTCCGTTCCCCACGTCCGGCATGCTCACCGGCAAGGACGTGCAGATCGACAACTACCCGTACTGGCAGACCGAGGCGCCGTCGATCTTCGGCAACTCGGGCGGGGCCGTGTTCCGCGGCGCCACCCTCGAGTTCATCGGCGTCCCCTCGAGGATCAGCGTGTCCGGCGGGATGTTCACCCGCGACGCGATCACGCACATCGGGTACTTCTGCCCGCCGGCCGAGGTCCACAAGTTCCTGCACGAGCAGGGCTACCACTTCATCGTCGACCCTACGCACACCGAGGCTCAGGACCTGAAGGCCCTGGCCGAGGCGGGCAAGGACGAGGATGACGAGGACGAGTAACCCGTGGAGCGCCGGGGACCCCGGCGACGAGCAGGTCTACAACCTGCTGGACGAGGTCGAGCAGATCTGCCAGAAGCTCGGGGTCTACCGGTCGACCGTCCGCACGATCTCCGTCGGCTCCGTCGACACCGTGGTGTCGTTCAACGACGGCACCGAGGACCGCGTCTACCCGACGCGCAGCTGAAAGTCTAACACATCCCTCACGAAACACACGGTCCCCGTGTGTTACACTGTGACGAAAGAGGAGGAGGGGCGTGTACACACTGACCATCATCGAGTACGACGACGAGGAGAGGCCCTACCGCATCCTGCGTGACTCCGACCACGAGGTGGTCTTCACGTTCAAGCGGAGGGACAGGAAGTTCGCGGAGCAGGTGCTCCGGAACCTCAACACGGAGGGAGAGAGCGAGTGAGCGTGGCCGAGGAGGACTTCAAGCAGCACAGCGTGGCCGTCTGGCGCGCGATGCCTCTGCACAGACGGGTGTACTGGACACTGCGAGGCAAGCGCCCCACGCCCAAGCGACTGGACGCCGTGGTCAGCCAGATCAAGGCGCAGCAGGCTCTCACGGGCGTGGCGTTCGACGGGTTCGACCGCTAGACCTCTCCGGTCCGGCCAGATGCCGATCGGGCCATGCGGCCCGGTCGGCATCATTCATCCCGTAAGCGAGTGGAAGGAGCACGCAGAAGCCCCCGGCTCCGGGTCTGAGCCGGAAGTGTTATGAGCCGCATCTTCACATACGCAGCGGTCCTGCTGACAGCTCTAATTGTTAGCGGTGGTACCGCACACGCACAGCGCACGCACCACGGGTACCCGGCGTACTGGGTCCGGGAGGCCGCGTGCATCAGGCACTACGAGAGTCACTCCGAGTGGCACATCAACACCGGCAACGGGTTCTACGGCGCGTACCAGTTCATGCTGAGCACGTGGAGGGCGCACGCGCCCGCGTCGTGGACGGACCGGCCGGACCTGGCCAGCCCGCCGAGGCAGACGTTCGTCGCGTGGCGGACGTGGATCGCTAACGGGCGACGCTGGGGCGGTCGCCAGTGGCCCAACACGGCGAAGGCGTGTGGTGTATACTGAGCGGACCTGGACGAGAGGTCCGGACGGGAGCCCCGTACGCAGCGGGGCTCCGTCGTCTCGTGATACAGTGTTTGTCGTGAGGAGTCTAGTAAGGATTGGGGCGTCCGCTCTCGACGGTGATTCCTCCCTCCGTCGGTCGAGCGCGCCCCATCTCGTATGCTGATCGCGATCGAGGGCGTCGACCTGACGGGCAAGTCGACGCTCGCCGCCGAGCTCGAGGACGCGTGGGGCGCGCTCGTCTACCACGCCGGACCGCCGACCGGCGGCTCCCTCGTCGCGTACGAGGACCCGATCGCGTGGTACGACCCGCTCGGCACCGAGCACGTGATCCTCGACCGCTGGCACGTGGGCGAGTACGTCTGGCCCGCGATCTTCCGCAGGCCCACCGACATGGTGGACCCCGCGGTGCGGCGCCACGTCGAGATGTTCATGTGCTCCCGCGGGTGCACGGTGGTGTACGCGACCCGGGACTACGTCTCGCTGCACGAGGCGCTGGGCGACTCGGACGAGCCGCTGCGCCCCGCGTCCCTCGCCTACGCGCTGGAGCTGTTCGACGAGGCGCTGAACGTCGGCCACAACCGTGGGTTCGTCTTCGATCACGACCACCAGCTCAGGCACCTGCTGCCGATGGACCTAGAGTTCGTCGCTGGGCAGGCGTTCGACGACGTGGCGCCGATGCACGGGTGCACGAAGGAGTGGATCGGGCACCCCAACCCCCGGCACGTGGTGGTGCTGTCCGGCCACTCGGACTGGGGCGTCCCGGGCCGACTCGGCGACGGCCTGGACCCGACCGTGGCGCACCTGCTGCGCGAGCTCCCCGAGAGGGCGTGGCGCGGCGTTGCGATGGTCGAGTCAGACGGCCTGTCGGACGAGGGCCTGCGCGCCCTGTCTCTCACAGCGGACCCGCGCGGGTGGATCACCGTCGGGAGGGACGCGCACGAGAGGGTCCACGACATGCTGCAGGGCGAGTCACGCAGGTTCCCGGTAAACTACGGCACGCTCGGAGACCTCAACGCGGGGCTCAAGGAGTGGATCAAGGGGGACGTGGACTGGTCATGAGGGGACGCTACGACTTCAGGCTGAACGACTTCGTGTTCCACTCGTTGGGCACGGCCTACCCCGACCTGCACCACGCCGTGATGCGGCGCGGATACCGTGTGGACTCCCGGCTCGGACCGTCGATGAACCTCAAGAACGTGACCATCGCGCTCCTCGACCCGTTCCGCTGCATCGTGAAGCGCAAGGGCATGTCCCTCGACTTCGCCTTCGAGGAGACCCGTCAGATCCTCGCCGGCGTGTACGACCACGACCGGATGGCCGCGATCTCACCGCGCGCCGCGTCCCTGATCACCCAGGCCACCGCCTACGGGCCGAGGGTCTGGCCCCAGCTGCTGAGCGTGGAGACGGAGTTGAGGACGAGCCCCGAGTCCCGCCGCGGTACCGTGTACGTCGGTCGTCACGACGACCTCTACCACTCGGACTCGGAGGTCCGAGCGCGCGAGATGCCGTGCACCAAGACGTGGCAGTTCGACCTGACGGACGGGGCGCTGGACATGACGGTCGAGATGAGGTCCAACGACCTCGTCTGGGGCCTGTCGTACGACATCCCGTGTTTCACCGCGGTCCAGCGTTGCATGGCGCAGTCACTAGGCGTTCCGGTGGGGACGTACTGGCACAAGGCCAACTCCCTGCACGTGTACGAGAGGCACTACGAGCTAGAGCTGGAGGCAAACGAGGACGACGAGTTCGACATCTTCCCGCTGCTCGGCGCTACCATGTCCGAGACGCGAGAGAACGCCATCAACTCGTAGGAGGAGCGCGTGGGAGGACTGTCCGACCTGAGGTTCAGACGGGTGGACACGTGGGACGACGCTCAGGACTTCATGTCCTGGCTTGGCGAGTCGCGGCCGTGGCTGGGCGCGGACACCGAGACGTCCGGACTCCTCGTGCACCACGACAGGATCAGGCTGGTCCAGTTCGGCGACTCCCGGATGGGGTGGGCGCTGGACTTCCCCGAGTGGAAGGGCCTGGTGCGGGACGTGCTCCGGGACTACCGCGGCGACGTCGTCTGGCACAACGCGCTCTACGACCTGAAGATGCTGAAGGCGGAGGGCGTCGCCACGCAGCAGCGGTACCAGCACGACACCCTGGTGATGTGCTTCCTGCGCGACCCGACCGGGCGCAAGGACCTCAAGGGCGCGTCCGCCGCGTACGTGGACCCGCAGGCCCGGGTCGGGCAGTCTTCGCTGAAGACCTTCATGTCCAAGGGCGGCTTCGGCTGGGGGTCCGTGCCCCGCGAGGCCGACGCTTACTGGCTGTACGGCGCGCTGGACACGTGCCTCACCGCGATGCTGGCCGAGGCGCTGTACGACCAGGTCCCGCGCGAGGCGTACGAGCTGAACATGGCGACGATCCACGTGCTCCGAGACGCCGAGCTCCGCGGGCTGGCGGTCGACCCGGACTACCGCGCGAGGTGCGAGCGCGCCCTGCGCGAGGAGCTGGCCGGGCTAGAAGCCCACATCCCGTTCGAGCCGTCCAAGGACAGGCAGGCCCGCGACCACCTGGCGTCGATCGGCGCCGAGATCCACGAGCGCACGCCAGGGGGCGACGTGAGCGTGGACAAGTTCGTGCTCCGACGCCTGTTCGAGCAGGACCCCGCTCGGTTCGCGGTGTGTCGGTACCTCGACAACTGGAGGTCGCGCTACCGGTCGCTCGGGTACATCACCAAGTTCGCCGACGTGGAGGACGGAGGGATGGCGGTCGACGGCGCGCTCCACGCGCACGCGCACCCGGTGGGGGGCCGAGAGAACAACAGGGACGTAGGCACGGTCACCGGCAGGCTGTCGGTCACAGACCCGCCGCTGCAGACCCTACCCCGCGGCCGGATCGTGCGCGACGCGATCGTCGCGCGCGACGGACACCGGATCCTGCAGGCGGACTACGCGGGCATGGAGCTGCGCGCCCTGGCCGGCATGGCGCAGGAGCCGAACATGCTGGCCGCGTTCGCCCGCGGCGACGACCTGCACGACTACGTCACCGGCGTGCTGTTCGGCGAGAGGTGGACCAAGAAGCAGAGAGCCATCACAAAGAACGTTCAGTTCGCAAAGTGCTACGGGGCGGGGATCGAGCAGCTCGCCTTCACGGCGGGACTGAGCACCGACGAGGCGCAGGCCATCGTCGACCTGTACGACGACAGGTTCCCGCGGATCCAGGGGTTCATGCAAGAGACGGTCGACGCGGTGATGGGGCAGGCGAGGTCCCGGTCCGGCGTCGGGTGGGTGACGCTGCCCGACGGCACGCGGCTACCCGTCAGGGGCGACGAGGCGTACAAGGGGGTCAACTACCTGATCCAGGGAGGCACCGCCGTGGCCGCGAAGCGCAAGCTCGTGGAGCTGGCGCAGGCCGGGCTCGGCGACAGCTTCCGCCTGGCCGTGCACGACGAGTTCCTGTTCGAGGTCCCCGAGGCGGACGTGGAGGACGCCCGAGCCACGCTCCGCGACGTGATGCCGGACAGCAGGACGTACCCCGGCGTCACGCTGGAGATCGACGACGACGTCGTGGCACGATGGGGTCAGCACTTCCGCGGCCCCGACTACCCGAAGTACGTGGAGACGGAGGACCCGGAGTGGCTATGATGACCCCGGCGGGCACCGCAACTCCCATCGCAGGATGGGCACGGCTTCTCCCGCCACTAATCTGGAGGCTGACATGATCGCGATCGACTTCGGCGCCGGTTCCAAGCTGGTCGTCTTCCCCGCGGAGGCGCACCCCGGGCGCATCACCCGTGGGGACCCCCGATGGGGGAAGTGCGCCGCCGACAAGTTCTCCGCCCTCGTCGGAATGCTGCTGGAGCAGGACGACGTGGTGGTCGAGTCCGCGACGGTCGGGTCCAGCGGGGCGATCCCCGAGGACATCCGGGACGTGGTCGGTTCCGCGCGGCACGTCCTCTACACGCTCCCCAACAAGGCCGTGATGAACTGGACCAACCGCCCCGCCACCGGGGACCGCGCCCGGACGGACGAGGAGTCGGCGCGGGCGCTCCACGAGATCGCGACGACCAACCCCGCGGCGCTGAAGGTGTGGAGGTACGTCGCCCCTGAGGACAAGCTGGTCCGCGAGCACCGGTCCGTGCGACCGTCCGACAAGCGCGGGTGGGACGACGACAGAGCCCGCTCCGCGTTCGCCGCGCTCCCGCCCTACGGCTCGCTGCCGGAGGACGCCCGCGATCTGCTGGGCGATGGCTCCGACTACAACCGGGACGCGGTCTCCATGGCGCTGGGGCTGGCCCTCACTGAGCCGTCGGTCACGTCGCGCGAGTCGTTCGAACGGGTGCTGGGTCTGTACGGGCACGGCTACCCGAGCTTCTACCGGGAGCGGATGCTGTCCGCCCGTCACAACCACCCGGCGCTGCTGTCAAGGGCCGGAGCCCGTCTCGGACTGGAGCTACGCGACGTCCTGGCCGAAGGCGACAGACACCTGGAGCTGCGCGCCAACCGCAAGGAGGCCCTCCAGATGGTGAGGAAAGTGGTCCGTTCGGTATGGTCGGCCCACCGGGCGGGCACGTTCACTCCCTCGGACGAGGGCACCGCCTCTCCCGCCCGGGCACTTCGACCCCCGCCTCAGGCGGGCACCGCTCCACCCGGGCGGGAGTTCTGATGACGCGCCCGCTGATCGTGGACCTCTTCTGCGGCGCGGGCGGCGCGGCCGTGGGCTACCACCGCGCCGGATTCGACGTGGTGGGTGTGGACATCGACCCGCAGCCCCGGTACCCCTACGAGTTCCATCAGCGGGACGCTCTCGACTTCCTACTCGACACGAAGCGACGACCGTACCGCCTGCGGCACTTCGCGGCGATCCACGCGTCGCCTCCGTGCCAGCGGTGGTCCGACGCGACCGGCGTGTCCGGCGTCCGCGAGGACTGGCCGGACCTGATCTCCCCCCTGCGGGAACTCCTGATCGGCACCGGACTGCCGTACGTGATCGAGAACGTCGAGGGCTCCCCGCTCCGTGACCCGGTCACCCTGTGCGGGGTGATGTTCCCGTCAGAGCTCGCCGTCCTCCGCCACCGGCTGTTCGAGACGAACTGGCCGCTGCCGCAGCCTGGGCACGCGCCGCACCCCCTGGTGTACACGCGCGACAGGCGCAAAGCGCACTACGGCAAGCTCGACCAGGACACGTCGTTCGTGCAGGTCACGGGCGGAGGCAACTGCTCGGTCGCCCGCGCCCGCGAGGCGATGGGGATCGACTGGATGACCAAGGCCGAGCTCAACGAGGCGATCCCGCCGGCGTACACCGAGTACGTCGGCTGGCACCTGCGCGAGCACCTGGGGACGCTGGCCACGTGAACGTGTTGGCGATCGACCCGGGCATGGCCGTGGGCATGGCGTCGTGGAGGGACGGCGAGTTCGAGTCCTGGGAGTGCCGCCCGAACGAGCTGCTGGAGCACGTGTGGGGGGCGGGCGAGGCGCGGACCTACGACTCCTACGTGATGGAGGACTTCCACCTGGGCGGAGGGAGGCCCAAGACCACGCAGGGGACGCGCGTGACGGTCGAGTTGATCGGCGCGGTGCGGTTCATCTGCCACTACCACGGCGCCGCGCTGCACATGCAGTGGCCCGAGGACGCGCAGTGGTCGGACAACGACAAGCTGAAGCGGGCGGGCTTCGTCACGCCGTCCAAGCCAGACCACCGGCGGTCCGCCGCGCGGCACCTGCTGCTGCACCTGGTGGAGACCGGCGTCGTCGACCCGCTGTCTGTGATACCGTGACCTCGACGAGGGAGGGGAAGTGCCACTAGCCGAGATCGACGGAGACGTCATCGCCGTGTACGCGGACTGGCGCGACAAGGAGCTGATCACGCAGGTGCCCGGGTCCAGGTACGACAAGGACCGGGACGCCTGGACGCTACCGATCGCGTGGGGGCCGTGCGTCCAGCTGCGCTCGCTGTTCGGCGACGCGCTGCAGGTCGGACCGTTCCTCGCGAGGTGGTCGCGATCCGAGCGGTCCCTGGCTGTGGACCCGTGCCTCGCCCTGCGCACCGCGCAGGACGCGGACATGGGGGAGTCGACGTTCGCTGACCGGCTGTACCCGTTCCAACGGGCGGGCGTGAAGTTCATGGCGACGGCCGGTCGCGCGCTGAACGCGGACGAGATGGGGCTTGGAAAGTCGGTGCAAACAGTCATGACCCTCGAGGAATTGGGAGACGACGCGTACCCGGCACTGATCGTGTGCCCGAACTCCATGAAGTACGTCTGGCAGGACGAGTTCCGCAGCTGGGCACCGCACCGCAGAGTGTCCGTCGCCGGAGGCACCGCCAAGGCACGCCGCGAGGCCATCGAGTTGGTCTCCAAAGGCACGTACGACGTCGTGGTGATCAACTGGGAGTCGCTACGGTCGCATACGCGGCTCGCCGCGTACCCGTCCGTCTCTCTGTCGGACGCGGAGAAGGAGCTGAAGGAGCTGAACTACATCCCCTTCGCCACCGTCGTGGCCGACGAGGCACACCGCGGCAAGGACCCGCGGGCGAAGCAGACGCGGGCGCTGTGGTACCTGGGCGACCGGGCCGGCAACGCCTTCGCCCTGTCGGGAACGCCGATCGCGAACAGCCCCGAGGACTGCTGGGCGCTGATGAGGTTCGTGTCGCCGGACGAGTACCCGGTCAAGTCCAAGTGGATCGACCGGTACGGCCTGCAGTCGTGGTCCCCGTACGGCACGCTCCAGGTGGTCGGCCTCAAGGCCGAGCACAGGGACGAGCTGTTCAGGATCATGGACCCGCGGTTCATCCGCAGGACCAAGGACGCGGTGCTCACGCAGCTCCCGCCCAAGGTCTACGCCACACGGACCGTCGAGATGGGGGCGAAGCAGAGGAGGGCTTACGAGCAGATGCGCAAGCACATGGTCGCCGAGCTCGACAACGGCGCGCTCGTCGCGTCCAACCCGCTGACCCACCTCACGCGCCTGCTGCAGTTCGCGGCGGCCACGGCCGAGCTCGGACCCGACGGCAACCCCGTCATGACCGAGCCGTCCTGCAAGGTGGACGCTCTCGAGGAGCTGGCCGAGGAGCTGGGCGGGGCCAAGGCCGTCGTGTTCACGCAGTCGGTGCAGCTGGCGCGCATGTGCTCGGCCAGGCTCGAGAGGCTCGGGTACAGGCACGGCGCGATCACGGGCGACGTCCCGACTACCGACCGGATGGGGTACATCCGCCGGTTCCAGGAGGGGGACCTGCAGTTCATGGTCGTCACGCTGGGCGCCGGCGGCGAGGGCATCACGCTCACCGCCGCGCAGACCGCGATCTTCCTCCAGCGCAGCTTCTCGCTGCCCAAGAACCTGCAGGCCGAGGACCGGCTGCACCGGATCGGGCAGACTGGCAGCGTCGAGATCATCGACGTCGTCACGCAGGGCACCGCGGAGACGAGGGTGGTCGACGCCATCGTGCGCAAGGGCATGATGGCCGAGGAGATCGTCCGCGACGCGGACACGCTCAGGGAGTGGCTAGGATAGGAGGCTCGATGGAGAGAGGAACCAACATCCAGATCGCAGACGGGAGGGTCTTCGACCCCCTCGACCCGGACCCGGACCTGATCACGGTCGAGGTCATCGCACGGGCTCTGTCCAACCAGTGCCGGTTCACGGGGAACGTCACCCGCTTCTACTCGGTGGCGGAGCACAGCGTGCACGTCTCCCGGACGTGCCACCCGGACGACGCCTACGAGGGCCTGATGCACGACTCTCCCGAGTTCGCGCTCGGGGACCTGTCCTCGCCGCTGAAGGTCGGGTCCGAGATGGGCGCGATCTACCGCGGGCACGAGGACGCCCTGATGGCCGTGATCGCCGAGAGGTTCGGGCTGCGCACGCCGCAGCCGTCGTCGGTGTACGTCGCCGACGAGTCCATGCGCGAGGTCGAGAGGCTCCAGCTCATCCCGCGCACGCCCGAGGGCGACGAGCTTTGGGCCGAGTGGAAGGCCGACGCCTCCCTCGTGCCTGAGTACTGCTGGCCGCAGTGCTGGAGTCCGGACGTGGCCATGCAGATCTTCCTCGACAGGTACCAGGAGGTGCGCAGGTGAGCGTGAAGATCGGTGACAACCAGGTGGTGATCGTGGACGACCCGGTCAACCCCAGGCACTACGCGGACCTCGGAGAGTTCTCGGCCGTGGGGATCATCCGCAGGTGGAACGAGCACCGCTGGGCGACGGGCGGCAAGCCCGTGTCGTTCGACGTGGGCAACGCCCTCAAGTACATGCAGCGGGCCGGCACGAAGCCCGGGGAGTCCGAGGTCGTCGACCTGAAGAAGGCTGCGTGGTACCTCGCCGAAGCGATCCACGTGCTAGACCCGAGCGAGCCCGACCCGGCGGGGATCTCGTGAGCGTCCAGGAGCCGGAGGGACAGGAGCAGCAGGTCCCGACGACGCCAGGCGGGTCCCCGATGATGCCGCCGCCGGAGGTCGAGCTCTACCGGCCGACCACGGCGAACATCGTCAAACCCGGGGACGGGTCCCTGCAGCTGGAGTTCCTGATCAGCCCGCTCAAGGTGGTCGTGATCTCCATCCCCGAGGACGCGGGCCGGGACCTCGCGGCGCAGATCACGTCCGGCGTGATCGTCGCGCAGCAGATGCCGTGAGGCTCACCAACTCCGAGGCCACCGCGTTCCGTCGCTGCCGGCGCAAGTGGTGGTTGTCGTACTACAGGCGCCTCGCGCCGTCGCGCCCGCCGACCCCCACGTCCCCGCGCGAGATCGGCACGGTCGTGCACGACGCGCTCGCGGCGTACTACGCGAGCGGCGCCGACCCCGTGGCGCACGTCCGTCTCGGTCACGGCGCTCGCGCGGTGGCCTCTTCGTTCTACGGCGAGAAGGAGGCGCAGAAGGCGACCGACCTGGCCGCGCTGATGGTCGAGGGTTACCTGGAGTGGCTCGCCGAGACCGGCGCCGACTCCGACATGGAGATCCTCGGCTCCGAGCTGTCGGCCGAGGCCGAGCTCGCTCCGGGGGTCACCGTCATGGCCAAGCTCGACGCCGTGGTGGACCATCGGCCGACCGGCCAGAAGCTGGCCTTCGAGTTCAAGACGGTGTCCGACCTGAAGCAGCAGCGCGAGCTGCTCAAGCTCGACACCCAGTTCCTGACCGAGCACCTGGTCCGGTTCCTGATCCAGATCCGCGACGGCGCGGAGCCCCGGGAGGCGATCAACGACTGCTCCGGAGTGCTGTGGCGCGGTCTCAAGCGGGTCAAGCGCACCGCGACGGCCAAGCCGCCGTTCTACGCGGAGGAGGTCGTGCCCCACAACCTGGACGAGCTCCGCAACCACTGGAGGCACGTGCTCGCGATCGCGCGGGAGATCGAGACGGCCCGCGCCCGACTCGACGCCGGCGAGAGCCACCACCGCGTGGTGCCGCCGAGCCCCGACAAGACCTGCAGCTGGTCCTGCGACTTCTTCCACGTCTGCCCTATGTTCGACGACGGCAGCCGGGTGGAGGCCGCGCTCGAGGCCGGGTACGTCGAGGTCGACCCGCTCGCGCGGTACGAGGGGATCGAGGCGTTGTGAAGCACGCGGGGCAGACCTGCCCGCCGCACGACTTCTGGCGGAACCCGCTCAAGCGCTTGGACGAGTGCCGTAGGTGTGGGATCTCGTTCCGGGACTGGACCCGCGGGTTCGGCAGCAACGTCCGACCGAAGCGTGTGGTAAGATGATCGCCATGAAGCGGGAGGCGACGTGGACCGTGCTAGTGCACGGGTTCGCGAAGGTGGGCAAGTCGTGGCTGTTGGACACGGTCCCCGGACCGCGCCTGATCCTCGACGTGGAGGGCCGCGCGCACTTCACGCCGTCAGAGCCGAAGGTCTACTGGGATCCGAAGTCAGGACCGCCCCCGGTGGCGGACGGCTGGCAGACCTGCGTCGCGCCCGTCCCGGACTTCGAGACCCTCGTGGTAGCGCACCGGTACCTCCGGCAGGGCGGTCACCCGTTCAAGAGCGTGGGCGTCGACTCCCTGATGGAGGCCCAGAAGCGTTCCAAGGACGTCATCCGCCCCGGCACCGAGTCGCTGCAGACCCAGGATTGGGGCGCGCTGCTCCGGCAGCTCGAGAAGCTGGTCCGCGAGTACCGCGACCTGACCCACGTGCCGGAGACGGGGGTCCGCGTGGTCGCGATGCTCAGCGGATCCAGGCAGTCAGACAGCGGGCCGAAGGAGCCGAACCTCGAGGGCGCGATCCGCGACTCGGCGCCGTACTTCTTCGACACCGTCGGGTACCTGTACAAGCAGCAGCGCGAGGACGGATCGCTCGCACGCGGCCTCCTCGTCGACCAGCAGCCCGGGTTCGTCGCGGGCGACGGAACGAACCGCATCATCACCGCGCACGGCCCCGTGGTCTGGGACCCGGACATGTCGGCGCTCTACGACCTCATGAGGGAGGAGAAGTAGCATGGCAGAGGCAGTCGGATTCGATCAGATCGTCTCGAACTACAAGAAGCTGCAGGAGGAGTCGGGCGGCGGTGACCTCGTCAACGTCCCGCCCGGTCCGTACAAGCTGCGGGTCAAGAACGTGGTCAACAAGAAGGCGAAGCAGTACCTGCAGCCGATCTACGTCGTCGAGGACGGTCCGGAGGCGGGCTCGAACCTCGCCGCGGGCGTCCTCTCGTACAAGAGCGAAGGCGCGGTGGGCAGCACGCTCACCAAGCTCGCCTCGTTCGGCATCGGGCAGGAGCAGCTGGCGCAGATCCACGGCGCCGGCGGCGGGTGGGACGAGGTCGGCAAGGCCCTCGTCGGCCGCGTGATCGACGTCGAACTCGAGGTGCAGGGCGGGGACGGCGAGTACGCCAAGCGCAACAACCTGCCGTTCACCTTCGCCCTGATCTCCGCGCCCGACCTCAGCGGGGCGACGACCCCCGCCGCCGCCGCACCCCCGCCCGCCGCGACGGCCGACCCGCCGCCGCCGCCACCGCCCCCGGCGGCGCCGCCCGCCGTGGCCGAACCCGGAGACGACGACGAGCCGAGCTTCTGATGGAGCTCGACGAGTATCAGGCCCGCGCGGGCGACTCGGACAACTGCGCGCACATCGGCCTCGTCTACTACGCCCTCGGGCTGGCGGGCGAGGCCGGCGAGTGCGCGGACAAGCTGAAGAAGCACTTCCGCGACGACGGGGAAGCGCACAGCGGCGGGTACGTGCCGACGTGGTCCTCCGCCCACCCGGAGCTGATCGGGGGAGAAAGGCGCGAGGCGTTCAAGAAGGAGTTGGGCGACGTGCTGTGGTACGTCGCGCGGTTCGCGCACCACCTCGGGTTCACGCTGGACGACGTCGCTCGTGGTAACATCGAGAAGCTCGCGTCGCGGATGGACCGCGACCTGCTCGGAGGGGACGGGGACGACAGGTGAGTGAGAGGATCAGGTTCGTCGACTGCCAAGGGCTCGCCGGAGCGCAGACGCTGGCCACCTCGCTGGAGGACTTCGAGCTCGTGCACCGGGCCTCGCTCGCGGGCGGGTTCGGGGACAAGCTCACCGAGCTCAACCGCGGGATGCTGCCCGGGCCGTGGTCCCAGGACGCGGGCGGATCGTGGGACGAGTGGGAGTCGGTCGAGGCAGACTACATGATCGGCACGCCGCCGTGCTCAGGGTTCTCCGTGCTGAACACGACGGGCGGCGAGGCGAACAAGCGCGGACCCGACTCCGCGATCAACGACTGCATGCGCCAGCTCGTGATGTACGCGAGCCGGTGCACCGGCTCCGACGGACGGCGCGGCGTGCCCGTCGTCGCCTTCGAATCCGTGCAGGGCGCGTTCCACAAGGGGCGCGACCTCATGCTCAGCTTCCGCGACCTGCTGCAGGACATGTCCGGCAACGGGTACGCGCTGACGCACGTCCTCACCGCGGGCGCGAACTGTGGCGCCGCGCAGATGAGGCACCGCTACTACTTCGTGGCGCACCGCGTGCCGTTCGGGGTGACGGCGCCGGAGAGGCGCCGCGTCGCCACGTACGGGGACGCGATCGGCGACCTCGTGGGACTGCCCACCGACTGGTGGGGCGCGCACGGCGTCGACCCGGAGGAGGACAACCCCGACGTCGACCGCTGGTGGCTGCACGAGTGGGACGCACTGGAGTCGCTGGACCCCGACCACCCGGAGACGTCGGTCTACACGGTGTCCGACCACGTGATCGCCGACGACAACAAGGACACCCGCGTGTTCCGCGAGCTCGCGCCGTACTGGAACCCCGGCGCGCGGCTGCAGGACGCGATGAAGGCCTACTACCTCGCCAACGGGCGCACGCCCGAGGGCGCCGAGAACTGGTGGAACGCCACCGAGATGAAGCTTCGTCACGCGTTCTCCCAGCCGAAGCGGGTCCGACCGGACGCCGTGGGACTCGTGCTGACGGGAGACTGCATGCGCGAGCACCTGCACTGGTCCGAGCCCCGCAACTTCACCGCGCGCGAGTGCGCGCGCCTGATGGGCTACCCCGACGGGTGGAGGTTCGAGGACGCGGTCACGTCCGCCATGGCCGCGGGCCGGTACATCGGCAAGTGCGCTCCCGTCCAGACGGGCCGGTGGATGGCGCGCAACGTGCGCGCGTCGCTGGAGGGCGATCCCGGGCGTGACCAGGAGCCGATCGGCGAGCACGAGTACATGCACGACTCCACCAAGCTGTACCGCGGGTGGCTGAAGGAGCAGCGTGCGTCCGAGGTGTAAGTGCCACGGGCTGCCGATGGTGGTCCCGTCGCACTGGCGGTGTCAGGTCAAGTGGAGGGCGGCAGCCGCGAGGTACTATGCGCGGCACGTGGTGGTGACCGTGGGTGGGGTCCGTGGAAACTACCTCCTCCCCGAAGGGATGACCTTGGAAGACTTCCGACACAGACGTGCCACGTTCCGTTCCAGACAGCGAGAGGAGTACCGTGCCAGGTTCGGTCAGACAGTCTAGGGAGCACAAGAAGTGGCTCGCCGCGCGGCGAGCGCAGTTTCGCCTCAAGCAGCAGTTCGACTACATCGACTGGATCGAAGACGTGCTGATGCCCGAGACCGAGGCGCTACTATCAGGTAGGGTGCGCCTCGAGATCGAGGCCGACCCGACTGACGCCGCGCACTCCATCATTCACGTCGAGGTCACCGCGCCGGAGGACGAGGATGCGGCTGGTACCGGCTGATGACGTCGAGCTGACCGCGACCCCGATCTCGCTGCCGGAGTTCGGGGTCGGGGTGACGAAGGGCCTGCTGCGCGTACTCGACTTCGACGTCGAGACCGTCGCGGCTGGCTTCGCCGACCCGGACTGGGTACCGCAGAAGATCACCTGCGTGGCCTGGTCGTGGATCGGCGAGCCCCACATCGAGTC